GAACGTGCAAAAGCATCCCTGAAAAACTGGAATTGCTAATGTGGCGTAAGCGTGTTGACACCCGCAAGAACGACATGGCGCATGACATAACGTTCTATATGTGGGAAAGAGACATTGAAAACGGGCGAGGCGAATCGACATATAAGAGCAGAAAACTGCATTTAGACGGTACTGTCAGCCTTACCTTGGCGACAAATCAATGGAAATATGGGGATGAGTTGATTGCCCAAGTATTTTCCAAAGATAATGGTGTTGTAAAAGAGAGACGCGCAGACGGTTATCACAGAATCCAAGTGTATTTGGGTAAAGCTGACCTTGAAACTGCATCCATGTTGGAAGAAATTGCTAAAAACATAAGGAGTAAATATGCCGTTAATTAAATCTAAGTCACCCGAAGCGTTCAAAAAGAACATCAAAGCCGAAATCAAGGCTGGCAAGCCTATTAAACAGGCAGTAGCCATTGCATATTCGGAAAAGCGTGAAGCTGCCAAGAAGGACAAAAAGAAATGAAGATAACAATTAAGGTAACGAAGGAGCACAAAGATGGATCTGCTGATGCCCAAGTAAGCTTTGATAAGGAAGCACTAGAGTACATGGTTGAGTATGCAGTGGTAGGTATGCTCACAGAATACTGTGACAAGAAAGATAAGGAGTGGAACCCCGATGCCAAAGCAAAGCCAACAAGAAAAACCAGTACCAAGAAAGTACATCGAGGGACATGACATGTCTCTTGAGGAGGTAGCTCAGGTGTTTGGTGTACATAGGAATAGCATACATGATACAGAGAAGAGAGCACTCCGTAAGTTTAAGGCAGGCATAGAGGCACGAGGCTACAAGCTAGAGGATTTCTTTAGATGAGTTGGCTAGTAAAGAGTCTTCTGATTTTTGTGTTTGCATTTGGGATTCTAGTAGGACATACCATAGGTAGAATAGAATGGGCACACTCTGATTGCTATGACATTCCAGAGTATACAGCTTGGCTGTCAGTGAGAGATGGTGTCTACAGATGTTTTTGGATTCAGAATAATTACCCGTGGAGGGTTAGACTACAAGGAGTTATTGATGTCAGATAATGTTGGTGATATTAACAGTGATGCCAAAGGTACTGGTGCTAGGTACATCAGTGGCAAGGCAGACCTTAGTCTCATACCTCTGAGTACATTAGAGGAAGAGGCGAGGGTATGGATGTATGGTACTAAGAAGTACAAGGCATTCAATTGGATGAAGGGTATGCCTTGGTCTGTGCCGCTTGGCTGTGCGTTAAGGCACATAGCTGCATGGCAAGAGGGCGAGGATCTAGACCAAGAGTCTGGACACCATCACCTCGCACATGCAATGTGTAACCTGCGTATGCTGATGTTGTATAGCAAGTCATACAATGAAGGGGATGACAGACCTCCAAAGGAATACTTTAGTGAAAGTAGTTAAGTGGATAGGAACTATCCTGTGCTTGACCGGTATATGTTTAACCAGTTTCAACGTGTACCCACTCAACATATTCCTAAGCCTGATTGGTAGTGGGCTATGGACATGGGCAGGGTACATGCAGAAAGATATGCCACTCATCTTAGTAGAAGCAGTGGCTGTAGTTTTATACACAACAGGAGTAATAGCATGGATGATGCAATGAAGGATGCAATGAAGTTAACTAAGATGCCACAGTTTGTACCACCTAAGCCTAAGCGTACTAAGCCAAAGGCAGAGGAGCCAGTAGTAGTAGTAAAGGAGTATGTAGCATTAACAGATGAGCAGATTGAATCCTGCCGTAAGGGTCAGGACATCTTTGACTTTGCTCGTGACATTGAAGAACTAGTACGACTTAACAATAAGATATAGGAGAAGCACATGAAATATACTTTCGACTTAGTACCAGAGCAGTTAGACGAAATCCTTATCACCAATCTTAAACAGATGCATGAACTCTGTGTCAAAGCTATCCTTAGTCCAGAGCAACGGTATCATGAAGACCTTGAAGATCTCTTCAAAAGATACGATGCTATGAATGTTGTACTTGAGTACTACATGATCTACAAAGACTGGGTAAAGTACACAAGAGAATGGCAAGATGCAATCGCAAAAGTAAGGTATGACTTCTATGAAAACAAAGATAGCAAAACTGATTGATGAGTACTACGAATCACTAGACTTTAGGTCTTTAGGTACAGTAACGCAGAAGGATTATCGTTACTGTATCAACACCTTGCTTGCTACATCTGTACGTGGCAAGCGTATCTCTACGATGTACCTTGAATCTTTAGATACCCCTCGTGCTCAGGCTGCATACAACGGATGGGCTGAGAGGGGTGTTCCATTTGCTAACCACACTCATGCTGTAGCCAGTAAGCTATACAACTTTGCAATACAGCTAGGGTACACAGATAAATCCCTTCAGCAAGGTATCTAAACACGCTCACAGGGCACGTAAGGTGGTGTGGACTAGGGAGCATATCAAGTTGTTCTTAGACACAGCCTACGGCCGTTTTAGATGGCGTAGTGTGGGTCTTATAGTACAGATGGCATACGAGTGGTGCCAGAGGTTAGGCGATATGGCTAACTTGCAATGGGATAATTACGATGCACAGGCTAGAGTCTTGTACCTAGAACAGTCTAAGCGTAGGGCTAAGGTTGAGTTACCTACAACAGATGAGTTGCATGAGATGTTGATGCAGCAGAAGGATGACGTAGACTTTCAGTCTTACATTGCACCATACTGTATGGATAGAAGGATCTTAGCTAAGCCATATGATAAGCATCAACTATCACAGGTAGCTAGGCAGATCATCAAGGCTGCAGGTTTACCTAATGAGTTACAGATCATGGACATGCGTAGGACTGGTACGATGGAGATGGTAGATGCCGGAGTACCCTTGCCTCAGATCATGAGTATTACTGGGCACAGTTGTCCTAGCTCAGTAAGACCCTACATAAAAAATACATTGACAAGTGCGAGGAAAGCTGCTACGCTTCGCTTTAACACCGCCAGTGATACAGTATAAGGATATGCAATGGCATGGAAATGTCCTCCCTTACACCTACCTAATTGGAATAACTTATGGAAATGGAAAGAGAACATGATTAATGAACACGATCTAGCAGACCACGAGTGTGCACTGTATGACCTGCACAAGGGTGATCACTTCATGATTGTAGATGAAGACCTAAAGGTTCCCCCTGTACACAATGCAGTAGACCTAACTGCTAAGTATTGGTTCGGTCACATCGATGGTATGTACAGTTACTGTAAGGATATGGAAGGTAACGTAGTACACTTTGCAGCATGGACTAAGGTGAAGAAGGTATGACACATATACAAACATTTAGATTAAGCTATTGGGGATTGACTGTAGCAGTCATACTATGGACGGCATACATTAACGGTAGCACTGATGTCTTTGAACTCATGGCATGGTGCTTCTTTATGATACTTGCTGTCAACTGTTGGGTAGCTGATATGCTTACGAAGGGTAAAGATGGATGCTAAGAAACATGTAGTAGATTTAAACCTGTCCCTTGGACAGTCATACCGTGGCAGTTGTCCTGCATGTAAAAGGTATAACACCTTTACTGCAATCAATGACAATGGCAAGCTGATGTGGAACTGCTACTCCCTCAATTGCAAAGCAACAGGCATGACTACCACTCACCTATCGGCAGAGGAACTACGTAAGGTAATGTTCTCAGAGGTACTACACAAGGACTTACCCATCCAATTTGATTTACCTGATTGGATTGTAGTGGACTATGACAAGCCACACTTAAAGACTCTGTGCCATAGGTACGGGCTAGACCCACACTGGCTAGACTTGAGGTACGACATACGAGAAGATCGTACTGTATTCCCTGTAAGGTTTGAAGGTAAGCTAGCTGATGCAGTAGGCAGGGCAGGGCATGCAGGTGTGATACCTAAGTGGAGAAGGTATGGTGAGGCACGAGCACCCTACGTTGTAGGTGATACAGAGGTAGCTATAGTCGTAGAGGATTGTATAAGTGCAGCAGTTGTAGATACAATAGGTGGCACAGGCTTTGCACTCTTAGGTACTGCACTTCTAGAAGAACACAAAGTACTACTTGCCAAGTACCGTATGGTTGTGGTAGCATTAGATCCTGATGCAATGAGTAAGACACTAGCGTACACCAGAGATCTTAAAGCAATTGGAATTGAAGCAGTTGCCTTGAAGTTACTGGATGATATTAAGTACCGTGTCCCAGATGATATAGATAGTTTGAAGAAGTTATTATAGGAGAAAGCATGGAACTTACCTTGATTAGAAGTCTGATGGATAAGGGCTTCTACGATGAGACAAGAGGTAACAGGTGTCCTGAGAAGTTATTCACTAAAGATGTAAGAAAGATCAAAGCCATCATCGATTCAGCGATGGATCAGTACCAAAGAGATTTAACAGTAGACGAAGTACAAGCACTATTCTTTGCAGCAAATCCCACACTCACTACAGCACAGAAGCAAGCACACGAATTGCAGTTCAATAAGATTCGTAAGGAAGACATCATGGGTGCTGATGTTGCAACAGAAGTATTGAGTAACATGTTCCGGCAGGTAGTAGGTGAGGAGGTAGCTAACCTTGGATTCCAGTATGTCAATGGTGACCAGACTACAATGGAACCACTGAGACATATCCTTGATATGTACCAAGATGATTTCACACCAAGCATTCGTATCAAGTACGTAGACAATAGCATTGAGAACTTGATTGAGAGTGCAGCAAACAATACTAAGTGGCAGTTTAATATTCCCTCGCTACACCACTCAGTCAATGGCTTAGACAATGGAATGTTATTTGTTATCGGTGCACGTAGCAACGTAGGTAAGTCAAGCTTCCACTCCACCTTATGTGCAGGTCCTAATGGATGGGCATACCAAGGTGCAAAGATACTTATGCTATGTAACGAAGAAAAGCCGGAGCGTGTAGCATCACGTTACATGACTGCTTGTACGGGCATGACGATACAGCAGATCGTGGCTGACAAGATCACTGCACACAGATCGTATGATCCTATCAAGGATAACTTAAAGTTTGTAGATGCAACTGGTAAGACAATGAAGTGGGCTGAGTCAGTCATCAAGAAGCACAAGCCTGACATTGTGGTACTTGACATTGGTAGCAAGTTCTCAGAGGATGGTGCTTCAACTAATAACCATGAGACACTCAAAGCTAATGCAGTCTATGCTCGTAACATCGGTAAGATCTATGGCTGCTTAGTTGTGTATTGCACACAGCTATCGGCAGAAGCAGAAGGTAAGATTGTATTGTCACAAGCAATGATTGAAGGCAGTAAGACTGGCTTAGCAGGTGAGTCAGACTTGATGATCCTCATTGCACGTAACCCACCAATGAATGATCAGACAGAGGATGATGGTATGCGTTACTTAAACATTGTGAAGAACAAGATCAGTGGCATACATCGTATTGTGAATTGTGAGTTTGACTATCACACTGGTGCGTACTCATCATGATCATCACACTTGACGTTGAGAACACAGTCAGCAACAGGAACAATAAGAAACACTTAGACCCATTTGAAACAGGCAATACACTAGTGATGGTTGGGTACAAGGAACTAGATGGTGTATCTCACATCTATACATTCGATCACTCCGAAGTTAAGGAAGATGGAGAGAAGAACCATAAGGACTTACAGGCTGTACTAGATAAGACTACCCTGATGATTGGGCATAACATCTCATACGATTTATTATGGCTGTGGGAGTCTGGCTTTAAGTACGATGGAGAAGTCTTTGATACCATGCTAGGTGAGTACGTCTTACTGCGTGGTGTATCTATGCCATTGGACTTAGGCTCAGTTGCCATGAGGCACAAGTGTGAGGTACTTAAGC